CGCCGGGAGAAAATCGGGATTTGCAGGAATATGAATAGTACCAACTTGCTTTGGGGCTCGCCGCGCTTCGCGCGGCGAGCCCCGGGGGCGGGGTCGGGGTACGGCTGCGCCGTACCCCGACCCCGCCCCTTCCCCGCAGAATTTCACTTCCTTGGGAGAAGCAGCGTAGGGGCGCACTGAGTGCGCCCGTTCTAAGGGGTGAACTACATGAAAAACCTCGCGCCTTTCACCCAAAATCAGTTGGACTACTTCCGCAAGTCCGAAGTCCACTGGCTCAACATCGCCGAAGGGGCCAAGCGCAGCGGCAAGGACGTGCTGACGCGCACCATCTTTTGCCGGCAGCTGCTTTTTCATCCCGACCGCCTGCACCTAGTGGCCGGTGTGTCCTCGGGCGTGGCCGGCGGCGTCATCCTTGAAGGCAATGGTCACGGGGTTAAAGACTTTTTCACCTTGCCGAACGGCCGGAAGTTATGGCGACGCGGCAACTATGAGAACAAATCTTGTCTGTATGTTGACACACCCTCCGGAGAAAAGGTTCTGATTGTAGCAGGCGGCGGCAATGCCCGCTCAAAGGATTTCATCCAGGGCCTGTCATTCGGCATGGTCTACATCACAGAGGCCAATCTCTGCGATGAGGGTTTTGTGCGGGACACCGTCGCCCGCGTGGGCGCAAGCCGCAACCCCAAGGTCTTTCACACACTCAATCCGCTGCACGAAAGTCACTGGTATTATCAAGATTTTCTGCAACATTATGCCGGCGAATGCAACTGGGCGCATTTTACTCCGGTGGACAACGGCGGCTTGACAGACAAACAGTTGCGGGATTTTGTCGCCAGCATCCCCAAGGGCACCGTGTGGTACGCCCGGGACATACTGGGGCAGCGCCGTCAGGCCGAGGGTCTTGTATACGACCGGTTCAGCCGTGACGAGCATGTTGTTGAAGCAATCGGCCGCCATTACACCAAGTACATAATTTCCTGCGACTATGGCACCCGCAATGCCATGGTTTTTTTGTTGTGGGGTCTATGCAACGGCGTGTGGCATTGCATCAAAGAGTATGTATACAGCGGCCGCACCGAAGTCGCGCAAAAAAACTCTGAAATGTATCGTGCCGACTTGGCGGACTTTGCCGCCGGGCTGCCGATTTCGCGCATCATCATCGACCCCAGCGCCGCCGACTTTCGCATCGCAATCAGTCCCCAATATGTCACCCAACTTGCCGACAACGATGTTGCCCGCGGCATCCGCGCCGTGGCCGACGCGCTGCACCTTGGCCTGATAAAAATCAACGATTGCTGTAAGCATGTCATCACCGGCTTTGAGAGGTATGTCTGGGACGAAAAACGGCAAGGCGAAGTTCCCCTTAAAGATCAGGACGACGAAATGGACGCGCTGCGGTATTTTGTGTACACAGCCGGAATTACACGTAGGGGCGCACTGCGTGCGCCCGTGGGATATGAGGTGATTTAATGACACGAACAGAATTGGCCGGGCGGCAGTTGAACTCTACAGGTACTCTGCGTATGCTTGATGCGACATTTGGATATCCAAATACACTTGGTTATGATATGTTTTATGACGCATACCGCCGCATCGGCGTGGCACGGCGGATAATTTCGGCGTATGTGGATTTCACATGGCGCAAACCGCCCAAAATTACGGATAACAAGGCTTTGGCCGCCGCCTTTGTGGATCTTAACATCAACGAGACGTTAAAGCGTGCCGATACGCTGGCCTGCATCGGACGATACAGTGTGTTGGTGATATCCGACGGCGATGTGCCGATGATTACGGCCTACTCCGAGAAGCAAGCCCAAGTGGAAACTTGGGACACCGAGCCAACCAGCTCCCGATATGGTTTGCCTGAAACATATCGTATCACAGTCCGGGGCGAAGGCACCGATATCGTGGGCCACACGATACACCACAGCCGCGTAATCCACATAGCCGATGACCTGATTGACAACGCAATCTACGGCACGCCCAAGCTGGAGGCGGTGTATAATTACATACACGACCTGTATAAAGTGGTGGGCAGCTCTGCGGAGATGTATTGGCTGGGCGCATACCAAGGGTTGGTTTTTAACATTGACCGCGAGAAGGAATTGCTGCTGACAGACGAGGCCATTGCCGACATGGATCGCAGTATCGAGGAGTATTACAGCAAGCTGCGCCGCAACTTGAAGTTGTACGGCGCGGAAGTTCATTCCCTGCCCTCTGTTACGCCCAACCCCAGCGGCATCGTGGACGTGCTGGTACAGCTGATATCCGCCGGGCGCGGCATTCCCACCCGCATTTTTTGGGGTAGCGAGCAGGGGCAGCTGGCTTCCTCCACCGACCGTGACATGTGGTTGTCGAAAATCGCGGGGCGTCAGGAAACCTTTGCGGGTGCGGTGGTGTTGAAGCCGCTGATTGACCGGCTGGTTGACTTTGGGTATCTGCCCGGGGGCGATTATACCATCGCGTGGCCAACCCTAATAGAACGGGATGCCGGCGAGGTGGTGGCCGACGGAGCGAAGGTGATACAGGCGGTTAGGGATTACGTGGGTGCTGATGGAAACATCGGGAGTATGCTGAACCCTGATGAGGTTCGTAAAATATTGGGGCTGGAAGCCTAATTACGCTTGGCCGACGGGCGCACGCAGTGCGCCCCTACGTGGCGTGGATAGTAGGGGCGCACTGCGTGCGCCCGGTGTTATGAAGAAAAAGAGGTGATGGAAATCAAAGCGCGAACAGTAGTCAATGAGAAGCTTAAAATTCGCCATGAGGTACTGGACGACGTGAAATATCTTGTCGTCCCGGTGGTGTTGGTGCGCAGCCAAGTGTTAAACGGCGAATTTTTGCCCGCGGACGAGATTAAAAAGTCCGTCCCGGGATGGAACGGCCGGCCGGTGGTGGTGTCCCATCCAAAAGATAAGAAGGGGCGCGACACCACGGCAAACAGCCCGGAATCTGTGACATTTTATGAGGTGGGGCGCGTTTTTAACGTGACTTACGACGCGGCCACCACCAAGCTTCGCGGCGAAGCGTGGATTGACATCGAAAAAATGTCAAAAAATGCCGCGACCCGGATGGCATACCGTATGTTGCTTAAATCACAGCGTCTTGAGGTTTCGACGGGGTATTTTGTAAATTCGCCTGATGCTGCTGTGGGCAAACATAATGGCATGGATTATTCTGTGATACAACGGGACATTTTGCCCGACCATCTGGCCCTTTTGCCCGGCGAAATTGGTGCCTGCAGCTGGACGGATGGTGCGGGTGTGCGGAACAACGTAGGGGCGCACTGCGTGCGCCCGTTGGCAAGAAAAAACAAAAGAAAGAGAGGTGCCGACATGGCATATGCAGGGAAATTGTTTGAGGAGCTGGCCGGTACAGAAGCATATGAGTCGTATGGAGATGACGATGCCGCATGGATTGCCGGCAAGATTGAAGAGGCCATAAAAGAGGAGACTCCGAAAGATGCGGCGGCCTATTTGAACGAGGCCATCGAGCAGATTTATGATTACGTAGAGTATCTTATGGCCATTGCGGACTTGTGTGCCGAAAAAGTGATTGAGATGGGGTACGAGCCGGGATATCTGGTGACCCATAGGCACCGGACGACCGCAAAAGTCGTCCCCGCGAATCGGCATCCCCGGGATTACAGCATTCGTGGAATACAAATGGCCGCCAATCGTGACGAAGGCGGCGTGCCGCTGCAAATTGACATTTTTGCGAAACGTAAGTAGAGGTGGTTCTTACAATGCTTTAGACTGCAGGGCGTAATCCTCCTCTTGGTGGGCGTTGTATGCCGTGGACTAAGGCGGTAAGTTCGAGCTGTCCTTGCTCCAATTTGTCAAAGCGGCGATTGGTCTCAGTCTGTATCTGCTCAAGAATCGTCAAAATCTTGTCTTTGTTGTTCATGGGGCTTCTCCTTTCATGCGTACAAGGATGGGATTACAATGCTTTAAGCCGCCGGAACTTTTCCTCGTGAACTTGACTGATGTCGGATAAGCGGTCTACCTTTGCGTTGGCTGATTGCAGCAGGGCGTAATCCTCCTCTTGGTGGGCGTGTATGCCGTGGACTAAGGCGGTAAGTTCGAGCTGCCCTTGCTCAAGTTTGACCTGCCCTTGCTCAAGTTTGCCGACTTTTTCATCGACAGCTTTAAGCAGCGCATGATCTTCGTTTTGATGGGCGATTATGCCGTGCATCAAACTGTCCAGCTCGGCCTGCCCTTGCTCAAGTTTGACCTGCCCTTGCTCAAGTTTGACCTGCCCTTGCTCAAGTTTGACCTGCCCTTGCTCAAGTTTGACCTGCCCTTGCTCAAGTTTGACCTGCCCTTGCTCAAGTTTGACCTGCCCTTGTTCAAGTTTGTCAACTTTTTTTGAAAGCTCGACCTGTCCGTGCTTCAAATCCTTAATATCAGTCTGCATCTGCTCAAGAATCGTCAAAATCTTGTCTTCGTTGTTCATGGGGCTTCTCCTTTCATGCGTACGGGAATGGGATTTTATTGCTGCAATTATAACACGCCACACAGAGGAAATCAATAGGAGGTATACAACTATGAGAATTTCAAATAACGCCAACACCCACGCCAATATCATCGACATTTCAGGCCTCAACAACCACCGCGAAGTCGCGCTGCAAGCCGCGCCCCCCGCGGGCCTGACCCCCGGCTGCATCATCGAGGTTCAGACCCTGGCCCCGCCCATCGCCGCAACCCGCAGTTTCGCCGTGCTTAACACATCGGCAGCCGCAGGAGGCAGCCTCACTGCCGTTTATCACGCCGGCGACCAGGTGGAGGCCCTGTGGCCCGGGCGTGGCAGCAAAGTCAATGTGCGCATCGCCACCGGGGCCACGGTCGCCGAAAATCAATGGCTGACGGTTGCCACCGACGGCAGCGGCTTTGTGGAGGCGGGCACGGAGGCTAATGCCATCGGCATCGCACGTTCTGACACGCCAAGCGGCAATTCTGACGCCCCAACATTTATTATACTGGAGGTGCTGTAAATGGATGTAAATATAATCAACCCGTTGTCGCTGCGTGGCTCATCCGGCCGCAAGCTGCTGGCCGCCCGCCGCGACCCTGCAACGGGCCGTATCGACCTGCGCGGACTGCGCACCCCGGCCATAGTCGTCAACGGCGCGGTACGAAACAACGCCCTGTTGACCCGCGACGAATGGGTAGAAATGGACAATCGCATCATCCCCATCGCACAATATGAGATGAACGCCGTGATGGACTTGGTGGACGCCGGTCTTGTCCACAATTTAGGCGGCATTGGCACCACAATCAGCCAATGGCAGGCCGTTGGCGACACCGGCCCTGCCAACGTGGCCATGAACATCACCGCGCAAGGCAGCAAGGATTTGCAGGCCTTTGAATATGACGAGGTGCCCATTCCCATCATCTTCAAGGACGTGGAAATTGACCTGCGACAGCTGGAAGCCAGCCGCCGCATGGGCAGCGACATAGACCTGACCAATTATGACGAGGCGGCTCGCCAAGTGGGCATCGCTTGCGAGAGGATGCTGCTGCATGGTTATTCCGAGAGTTTCTTGGGCAAGGCAATTTATGGATACACTACGCATCCAAATCGAACAATAGTATCAGGTTTTGAGACCACACCATTCAACATCACAACCGCTGAAGACCTTATCCTGGGCCTGCTGCGCGAGGCGCGTCTAAACGACTTCCGCGGCCCGTTTAACCTTTACATTCCGTCAGGATACGACACAGAGTTGTTCCGACGCTTTAACGACGGCAGTGCCGAAGTGCTGGACGACTGGATGAAAAAAGTCACCCGCATCACCTCCATCAAGGAAAACGACCTGCTGGAGGACGGCAACATGGTGTTGGTGCAAATGCAGTCGAATACTGTCGATTTGGCCGTGGGCTTTGCTTTGGCCCCCATCGAATGGGAAACCATGGGCGGTATGGTGGAGAATACCCGCGTGCTGACGGCACAGGCTCCACGCCTGAAAAAACGCAAGGATGGGAAGATGGGGGTAATGCATATGCGTTTTCAGCCTAGCGCATAGGGGCACTTCGACCCGGAAAAGGAGCGTGATTTCATGACACACCCGGAATTACCCATCTTTCGCCTCGTCGCCCGGGAGTTCGCCGACATGGCCGATGATTACATCTGTCAGTGGATTGAACTGACCCGTCCGTGGATCAGCAACAAACAGTTTCGCGCTCTGACACCCCAGGCCGTGGCCACTTTGACGGCATATCGCCTGAAGGCGGCAGCAGATGCGCTGGCAGAGGCTGACGGCGAAGTAACCCTGGCCAGCCTGACGGGGGAAAACGCAAGCGAATCATATGCGGTGAATGCAGTCAACCTCGCGCTGGATGATGCAGCCCTGCGGGAAAACTCGTATGGGCGGCAGTTTTTGGCGATGAGACAGGCTGTTATAATGTAGGAGAAGCCCAACCCCCGACCGCTGCGCGGCCACCCCCTTCTCTGAAGGGGGCAAAAACCGAAGCCACCGCAAAGCCCCCTTCTCTGAAGGGGGTGGCGGTCGAAGACCGCCGGGGGTTGTGGGGGTTGTGCATCCCTACGCAACTTAAAGGAGGAAAACAATGCCACGAGTACACCCATTCCAACGCCTGCCCGGCGTTTATTTTAATATCGAAAGCGAGATACGCCACGTATTTTCCGTGGGACAGCGTGGCCGCGCTGTGGCCATGCTTCCGCTGAACTGGTTTTTGCCCGATGAGATGGTGACGATTCATACCCGCGAATGGCAGTCCAGCGAAGCCCTGCACAAGCTTGGGCTGACTGCCGCGCCGGATTTTCCGGATAATGTCAGTATCAATGCCCTTATGGACGGCTGCGAAGTCGGCCTGATATTCCCGCAAAACACGGGCGGCACAAAAGCCGAAGGTGTTTTGGGGGATGTTGTTATCGCCGCCAAAAAGTATGGAACTGCCGGTAATGAAATCACTGTCAACATTGTGCAAAACGGCGATTTTTACACGGTTACGACATTTTTCCGCGGTATGCCCATGGAGGTTGCGACAATAGACAACTTGGACGATTTGGGCGAGTCGATTTTTGTGGACTTTGAGTATGACCCCGAAGACCCCGTGCCTTTGGGCGAGGTTATGCTTGACGGCGGCGGCAACGGTGTGCTGCCGGAATATCATACCCGCACAACCGCCTTTTGGGACGCCGCCGCGCTGGAATATTGGAATGTCATTGCCCACAGCATGAGTCCGGCCGACCCGATGTACACACAGTCAACAAACGCTTTTGCGGCATGGCTGGCGCAGCTGAACGAAGACGAACAGCAGCTGAGACAAGGAGTTGTGTTTAACGACACCCAGTTGTCCAATGACAGCGAGATGATAATCAACATAAACCAAGTGGCGGACTTTGACGGCGTGACCCTGACCCCGGCGCAGATGGTTTTATATCGCACAGGGCAAACAGCCGGAGCGGCAATAAACCACAGCGAAACCAACGACAGAATGAGGCGGCTCACTAACCTGTCGCCCAGATTCACTAAACGCCAACAAGAAAACTTTATTAATCGCGGGTTCTTTATCTATAATGAGGATCACGACGGCGCAATTCATGTCATACGCGATATCAATAGCTTTGTGTCCACCGTCGCCCGCAAGAATATCCAATGGACGGACAATCGCACCATGCGTGCCCTGCACGACACCAAGGTGCAGGTGGCGAAAAAGTTTAACCGCGAGTTTAAGGGCGCGGTGGAGGACACCCCCGAAGGGCGTTATACCTTCCATGTGGCGGTGGACGTGCTGTTTGGTGATGTGTACACCGAGGCACGTGTGATGCAGAACCACGCCACGGACAAAATCGAGATTTATTCCCGGGGTTTCAGGAACTGGGGAGCAAGGCTCACGAACATACAGTATGTTACGGCGGTTGATACTATTGATGTTGATATGACCATAAGCTGGTGATAGACAGCCCATGCAACCCCCTTCACAACCCCCTGCTGCCTGCGGCAGCTTCCCCCTTCACAACCCCCTGCTGCCTGCGGCAGCTTCCCCCTTCACAACCCCCTGCTGCCTGCGGCAGCTTCCCCCTTCTAAAGAAGGGGGCTTTGTGGTGGCCTCGGTTTTTGCCCCCTTCTTTGAAGAGGGTGGCACGAAGTGCCGGGGGTTGTTCCGTCAGGGGGTTGTTCCGGGAGTCTCATACAATGAATTAGGAGGAATAATATGCCAAAACAAAGAAATCCCTTTGCGCGCACCGTTACGCGCAACACCATGCGCGGCACAGAGACAGTCGTCACGATTTTGGAAGACGGCGTTTCGCCACGCGTTATCGGCGAATTTATTACATTTTCGGCCAACAAGTCCCAAAATGTAGAAGACATACCCATCGGCGGCGAGTCGGGTTTTCGTTTCAGAAAGCGCACCTCGGCCACCCGCGAATGGGAAGCCACATTTTATACAGGCACAGACGGCAATTTTTGGGAGCAAATGGACATCGACGAGGATGCCGGCACACATCGTCCCTTTGTTTTCATCACGTCCGACAGGGACGACACCGCCCGCGATGTGGGCGAAAGGGTGCGCGAATATTCGTATTGCCGCCTGAACACCTATACGGACAGTGGCATGAGCAGCGATGGGCGTAAAATTACGACCATCGGCGGAACATATGAGAGTTATAAGCTGATTAAGGGCTTTGACGCGATACAGGGCGTGGTGTAGACATGATTACAGGTTTCAGGGACGTGCTGGCGTTGCCGCTTATGCCCACGCGCCGACCGTCTATGGCTTGGGCGTATATTCATATTGTGGACGGCGCGGAATTTGACGACAGTCGGCTGGATGGTTATGTGGATGGCCTGGAGGCATACCGGCAGGCGGTGTTTCATATGGTACACACCGAAAGGTATGACTATCCGGGCATCCACCCGGGCAACGAAGGCATACGGATGCGGCAGTTTGTCGGACGCAGCTTTGCGTATTTTCGTGCGAAGATTTATAATGTCGTGAAGGATGCTCTGTTTCAAGACGACAGGACACGCGGCGTGCGATTGACACAAACAGCAAATCCGCAGCCCGGCGTGGCTTTTGCGGAGTTTGAGATTGACAGTGCTTATGGGCGCGTCAGATATGGGTTTAATGTGCCGTTGATGGAGTAGAGGTGAAAAATGATTTTTGTTGACTTGAAGAATGACATAATCGCCAGACTTGCGGAAGTCAGGGGTAACGGGGAGTTTAATATGCTTCTCACCGCCCTGTTATCCGACATAAACGACCTGTCCGACAGCCGCATGGACTTTCGTCCTATCTTGGACAGGATGTTTGCTCGGCTGAATGAGGGCGCGGAAAATCCGCTGGGCACCCGCTGGACTTCACCGGCTTTTCAAATCGCCGCCCCTATTGCACGGTCGATATCAGATTTGGCCGTGCTGGTGGAGATTTTGCGTCAGCAGGTGTATGTCTACACTGCCACGGGGACAAACCTTGATGACTTGGGCCGGGACTTCGATTTTCCGCGTTTTCAGGCCACACAGGCCATAAGGCGGGGGTACACATGGAATCAGCAGTTGGAATTGGCGGATTTTGCAACGGGCAGTCGCTTTCAGACGCGCCAAAGCGGCTTTGACCCGCTGATTTTTAGCATTGACAGCACTGAAAACGGTGTTGTCCTGTGGCGTAGCGAGGCATACGGCACTGTGGGCAACACCTTTTACGGCGACCTGTCCCCTGCAAGCCCTATAAACGGCCTGGGCCGCGCCACCATCGTTGACAGCGCAGGCGCGTACATCCCCGGCCAAGACCGCGAGACCGACGAGGCATACCGCCGGCGTTTTTTGCGTTTTTTGCGGCGCAAGGCCTTTGGCGGCAATGTAGCGC